AGATTCGGCAGCGCGACGCTTTACAAGCCCCTCAAGAACTTTGCCGCCCGCTCGATTCCATCGCTGGATTTGCGTAGGCACGTCGCTAATAGGTCCATAATTAATGCGGTTAAGGAGAGTGCTTTCTTTAAGGTTGCCCGGGCCAAGGTTAAACACCCACGCCACGAGAGCATCGAACTCATTTTGCTTGAGAGCGACTTCCACCATGTCGTTAACATAACCTTCGAACTCCTCTAGGTCTTCGATCAAGTACGCTTCAGCAGCCTCTTGGTCGATCACGTCACCTTCTCGGACGCCGCCAGTATGCCCATAGCCAATAGTCCACACGTTAGCAGGACATAGGTATGCTTCCAGACGGCACCCTTCAAAATGCTTAATAAGTTCAACACCTTCCGTACCTGTCTTCATACGTTCCTTCATATCAGTCCTGCCGCTGGCTGCTGCCGAAGTAGAACGCAATGACCGTGCTAAACGAACCAGTAATCGAGCCAAGGATGAGGTTAATGATTGCATCGGAGTTTTGGTCAGGCGGCAAAACGGTCACAAGGACAATGTAGCCGGCGAACAAAAGGCAAAGGGTGATAGCAAGGAATCGGGCCGTCCAGTCCTTGGAAAAGTGCTTGCGGGCATCGGCAGTGTCGGCGGTCTGGAGCGCGTAGAGGTCTACGTCCAGCTCCTTCATGCGGGCCTCAAAGTCCAGCTCGGCTTTCTTGATCTCGGTGAGCTGCTCGGGAGTGGCCTTTGCTAGCGCTTTCTGCAAGCTCTGAGGGTCGTTGTCGCAACCAAGAACAGTTGCAATGGCTGAGGCTGCGGCACCGCCGAGGGGACCACCAAGCGCCGTTCCGAGAGTAGGTGCTACGGCACCGACGATGTTCTTGATCGCGTCAAAGCTCATGAGCGCTCCATCAGCCTATCAAGCTTGGCATCCAGAGCCTCAAGGCGGTCAATGATGCGGTTTATATCGGCATGGACTTCGACTTTGGTAACGTACTCTTTAGCGATCTCTTCCCGAGTACGGTTGAGCAGAATGCTTATTCGCTGTAACTCGTCAGCTCTGGTCTTAAACGTCCAAGCTAGAGCGCCCAAGATAGCCGTAAGCAATCCGCTCCACGCGGTATCCATGCCAAATTCCATAGCGCGTTCCTTCAGTCGGCCTGAACCTCCTCGGTGTCAGGTCTTAGCTCAGTAATCACGAAGGTGAGTGTAGCGTAAAATCCGTAGCACAAAAACGTTAGCACCACGATAGTAAGCGTCGTCCAGAACGTGTTTTCGCGCTTACGCTTTTGTGCATAGATGGCCTTCTCGCGCTCCAGCCGAATGCGCCTCCTCAAGCCGATAAGTTCGGTCCAAGCATCTTTGCCGTAGGCATACAGGATAATCTCGCGGAGTTCTTTCTCCTGCGCCTGCGCCTTCCTGCGGTGCGCAAATATCTCTAGCGCTTCCTGCTCGACGGACTTCCCGCCCGTAAGTTTCTTGAACAGCGGCGGGTTCTTGGCAGCTTTCTCTGCCTCCCCCAGATCGGAGAGGGCCGTGTACCACTGGGCCATCTGACCCATGCAGTCTTCCAGCTCCTTCCCCGCTGCGACTAACTTCTTGACGCCATTGAACGCCGCCGTAGCCGTGGCTATGGCAGTTATAGGGTCTAACATGGGCTGCGCCCCCCATAACCACGGCCCTGTTTACCATCTTAACTCACCGCGCCCGCGCAGTCTTGAACGGGTTCTCCGCGAACGCCATGTAGATGTAGGTTCCACCGGTAGTATTGAAATCTGTTCCTGTCGTCCTAAACTTAAACCCGTTTGCCGTTGCATCAATAAACGTAGATACCGCAATCTCTGCGCCTGAAGTGTTTGCAAGAAGCAAGGGGAAGTTAGCGTTATACGGGCTTCTCGTTGTGTCTAAAATATTCCAGTTGCCCGTGCTATTAGTCCGCTTAACCATCACAAACGCAGGGCGGAAGCCCGTGTAGACAAAGGGACCGTCAGCAGAGCCGTTACCGGTGTAGGTGCCGAACTTGCTGAAGCCGTCTACGCTGTGGAAGCAGTAGGCGATATAGTTTTGTCCGCTGTTAACATCACCAGCCCCGGCATTCAAACTAATTACTGAGCTAGTAGGCAAACCTTGTACAGCATTCCCAGCAGCATTCGTTAAATTTAAATACATAAAGTCCAAGCTGCCATCAATAAGCGTAAAAGCAACTGCCCAGTTTGCTGCTATGCTTCTATTCTTATAAATGTAAATCTCAGGCGCTTGAGCTAACCCATGCCCTGCTGTACCTGATACGCCGCCTCCGGTCCAGCCAACAATACTAAACCCAGCCGTCGTGTTAGCTCGCACCTGCGAGGTGATGGTGCCGTCCGTGTTGGTGACAGTGCTGCCGCCTGCGTTCCATGCCCAGCCGACGTAGGTCAAGCCGCGCTGATTAGTCCTGAACGTGTCCGATGCGGTGAACCCGTTAGACAAGAAAGATATGCCGCTAAGGGTAAGCTCTGCGCTTGTGTCGTTGCTAAACAATGCCCCCGTACCGCGCAGGGCGTCGTAAAGCTGGTGCCACTCAGTAGTGGCGCGCTCTTTGACCCAAGCAAAGTCAGGCTGAAACTCAAAGCCCCGCACGTTCTGACTGCCACCGTCTCCCGTATATAGAGCGATGTCAAAGTGCTCTTTGCCGTCAGCGATGGTCGGGGCGGGCAGGTTGGCGCTGCTTAGCGCGGAGTAGCCCGTGGGCGGGGTGTAGGTGAACGCGCTTTGGCCGAAGTTATGCCGGACGCTCGTGTTATAAATCGCCACTGCCGGGAAGTATGTCTGCCCCGTAGGTACGGTAGCGGCAAGACCTTGCGCCACCCCGTTTTTGTAGAAGTAGAGCTGGCCCGTATCGGCATCGAATGCAATGCCTATGGTGTCCGAGCTAGTCCACGTTGCGCCGTAGGTGAAGCTAGTGTTGTCACGGTATATCGCACCGTTAAGGCTGTAGTACCCCCATGACGCTGCGCCCTGCCCGAAGTAGGTTGTTTGAGACTGCGACGCAAGAGATATTCCCACCATTGCGTACTGCGTGTTTCCGGACGCCTCCCAGTACCACTTGCCCGTAACCATGGCAAAGTTAGCGCGTCCCTGAACCCACGCCGTAGGAGTGTGCGTAGCATAGAGATTGCCGTCACTAAGCTCGGCAATAGCTTTATCCAGCGGGTTCCAAGTGCAGTAGTTCACACTTGGGGTATCGGACATCTGATCGTCGGTGGTGATACCGCTAGGCGTCCAGTCGTTACCGTTGCCGCTTACGTCCGTGCCCAGCGCCGCAGCCGTCGAATTGTCGGCAAAGTCGAGGTGGAACCCGTTCGTGCCGTAGGTTCCGGGGTAGGCGATGGGCTGCCACACGCCGTTGTCGTCAGCATGGCCGAAATTGCTGGGGTCTAGGGCCTCGCCGTCGATGAGGTACACATCGGCCATGTAACCGTCGAAAGGATACGGTACAGAACTAGGAACCCAGCTCCCTATTGAGTGTTGGTTTGTAGAGTTGATTCTGGAGTCAGCATTTAGCGTAGGGTAGGTGATTGAGCTAAAAGCCGAAACTAGCGCGCCATTAACGTACAATTTTAGCCGTTCGGAGGCCGTCGAGTTAGTGGTGTTGTAGTTCAAAACAATGTGATACCACGCGGACGGGTCTCTAAATAACGCAGACGTTAAAAACGCCCCTCCAGCATTATTGTCGTATAACCGCAAACCATTAGTCGGGTCGATTTCCATGCCCGTGTAATCGGTCCCGCCAGAATTTGTGCAGGTAAATAGCCCTTGTCGTGCTCCCGTAAGCCCAGCCCGCTTAACCCATGCAGACCAAGTCCAAGTCTTGCGGTTTCCGGCGCTAGCAGGGGTCCGAGTTAGATACGCGGTGTCGTTATCGTTGAACCGTAGGGAGTCGTTGATCGTGACGGGGATGTCCGAGCCGTCCTTGAAGGTGACCGTATCGCTGACGCCCGCTCCAGTGATCTCATAAACGTGGAAGCCATCCACCGGAATGTAGTTGTAGGCCACCCCCGCGCTAAATTCAGCAATGATCTTGCGGGGTAGCTTGATGATGACGACGCCGGAACCACCAGCGCCACCGCCAGTCCATGCCCCTACACCAGCCGATCCAGCGTGACCACCACCGCCACCGCTTCCAGTATTTGCAGTGCCTGCAACCCCGGCTACTCCCGGCGAACCGGCGTTTCCACCGCCGCCAGCACCGCCAATTCCTCCATTTGCAACGCTGTAGTTACCAGCACCGCCGCCACCGGCACGATAAACATTTGCTCCGGTTAGGGCTGAGGAAACACCGTCACCCCCGTTGCCTCCATTTGTAGCGGTTCCAGTCCCGCCTGCGGCGCCCGCTCCACCACCGCCACCGCCACCATAGTAAGGCGCCGAGCCACTAGAAGGGCCGCCGTCGTTACCTTGAGAAGGGGTGGTTGCTGGAGTGTTACCTGAGCCACCTACGCCGCCAGACGCCGTGTAACCTGCCCCACCACCAGAACCACCTGAGCGGCCCGTAGAGCTAGGATCGTAAGAGCTGCCGCCACCGCCTCCGGTAGAGGTAGTGTTGAAAAAAGTAGAGTCGCCACCGTCACCGCCCTGTGAGCCTAACGGGCCTCCCGCAGCATCTCCCGTCCCGCCTGCTCCGACGGTAACTGTATATGAAGCGCCGACGTTGAAAATGCCCGTCCCTGTCCGATAGCCTCCCGCTCCACCACCGCCGTATGCCGAAGCGCCCCCACCACCGCCAGCAATGACGAGGTATTCCGCCTCAAAGCCAGCCCCTTGGGTGCTGGAGGTCAGGACGTTCTTAATGAACATTAGGCGCTGAGGTCCCCGATCACGTCCCAAGTGTCCGTCGCCACCTTCTTGCAGGTCGCAGCAGCGTACTGGGCGCTAATTTTGAGGTTTCCGCTCTTGCTGTTCAGGGTGACGCCGCCACCGGCTGCGATGGTGACCTGCCCGGTCCCAGCTTGGAACAAGATGATCTCCGCCCCCGTGGGGAACGCCACGCTAGAGTTGGGCGGGATGGTGATCGTCGTCGCGCTGGAGTTTGTGCAGCGGATGTAGTTGCCCGTATCGGTCAGGGCGACGGTCCTAGCAGTCGTGCTCTCGGTGATGAAGGGGATACCTTGAGTCGCTACCGCCTCTCCGCCCACCTCAAGCTCATAGCTTGGAGATGCCTTGTTGACGCCCACCCGGTTATTGGTGGTGTCGATAACCAGAGCAGCGCTACCGAAAGCACCCCCATTGGCCTTGGATACCGTGTCGCCCACGGAGAACACGTCGTAGACAACGATCTCGGCAACGTCCGAGGCCGTCAAGGCCGCTAGACCAGAAATGGTATTAGCCGTAGAGGTGTTGTAGTCGGCGCCCGCAACGAGGGTGATGCCGTTCAACAGGACATCGACGTAGGTGCCGTCCGAGAAGATCAGCGTGTTGCCGTTGTCATCCGCACCAGAGAGGGACGTTTCGCCGCCGGTCGCCGTGTAATAAAACCGGGTTCGGACGCCGAGTTGTGGACTTCTGCCTATATAGCTCATCTCGGCTCCTTAGCGGACGATAATCACAGACACAAATACGCAGTCGTATAGCGTCGTGCTTTGCGAGACGTTGATCTTTAGTGCCGTAGTCGTCTTAGTATCAACAGCCACGTTATACGTCCCGTGGACCTGCACAGTCATGGAGTTGACGTTATTTGACGCCCCCGCAACCGCGTAGTTAGCATCCGTAAGCGCGTTAGTAAAATTGATAGTGTACAGACCGGTGCCGTTGTCGGTGATGCTGGTGACATTATAAGAAGCAAGGATGGCGACCGTTCCGGTGCCATTAAAGCTCACCCACGCATTGACGGCGTTCTTGGTCGGATCGACTTTCCAGTTGGCGCCACTGCGGACAACGATGGTCTCGTCGCCGGGTTCAAACTGGGTGCCGTCTGTTAGCTCACTAATCTTTGACGATGCCATAGCTCACCTATGAAAATGTTACGGTGTCACTGACACCCGCCGCTGTGATCGTATAAACAGTATAGCCGCCGGAGGTCGAGGAAGTCTGCGTGACACCGCCGGAGAACGTGGCTGTCCGGGTATCGGGAATCTTGATAATAACTACCCCTGAGCCCCCTGCACCGACTGTGGATCGACCGCCTCCGCCGCCACCGCCTGTGTTGGCCGTACCAGAAACCCCAGTAGCTCCACCGCCTCCAGCTCCGCCGGCATTGCTGCTACCTTCTCCAGCACCGCCTCCACCACCTCCAGCACGAGTAACCGCCGATCCAGTGATTGAGCTTGAGGCCCCTGTTCCGCCAGCTTTACCGGGAGCTGCGCCACCTGCTCCACCACCTCCACCGCCGCCATAAGGAGAGAAGGGGTCACCAACATTGCCGTCATAACCTTGGGCAGGGGAGGTCGCAGGGACGTTTCCATAGCCTCCACGAGCCGCCCCGCCATACGTTGACCCTCCGCCGGAGCCACCGCTACCACCTATACCTCCTCCGTAGCTGCTGTTCACAGAGCAGCCTCCACCGCCCCCAGCAGAGGTACGGGTATTGAACACAGAGTCGCTTCCGCTAGGTGCAGGCACGTTAGAGTTTACGGTCGGGATAGCGCCCCCGGCGCCTACGGTTACGGTGTACGCTAAATCGGTATACAGGGTTTCCGTGTTGGTCCGATAGCCGCCCGCGCCACCACCTCCAGCACCACGGCCTAAGCCGGAAAAGTTCTTACCCCCCGCTCCGCCGCCCGCAATAACGAGAGATTCCACCGAGAGCGCGAACACCTGCCCATCCAGCTCAAGGAGGCTGTCTACGTCGCGGGCAAAATTCCCCATGTCGCGGGCTCGGGTCACGAGAAGGTCACCGTGTCGCTAGCGCCTGCGGCAGTAACCGTATACACCTTGTAGTCGCCAACCGTGGCAGAGGTCTGGGTGACACCGCCAGAGAATGTTGCGGAGTTTGCAGCGGGGATTTTGAGAATCACTACCCCGGAGCCACCTGCTGCACCAACTTTATTCGTAATAGCTGAAGACGGACCCCATCCGCCGCCACCGCCACCCCCACGGTTAGCTGTGCCCGCAGAGGCCGCAACAGACGACGTTCCGCCTGTACCACTAACCCCAGCAACACCGGCTCCGCCCGTACCTGCTCCAGCGCCACCGCCGCCACCTGCCGCATAAACGAGAGACGCGCCGGTAAGAGTTGAGGTTATTCCGCTTCCACCGTCACCGCCGTTTCCGCTCGCGCCATTAGCACCAACGCTGCCATAGCCACCCCCGCCACCAGCACCCTTGGAGGTAGCATTATGGACCTCACCCGTCCCGCCCGCGTTGCCTTGCGGAGACGTTCCTGCGGCACCTGCTACAGTTCCTGACGTAGAAGCGGCGCCACCACCTCCAGAACCACCGGACGCTGGAGAAATGCTATACGCACCCCCTCCTCCGCCTCCCGTGGTTGTTACCGTATTGAAGGTAGAGCTTGAGCCGGCGTTACCCTTGACCCGCGCCGTGCTTGTAGTTGCTCCACCTGCTCCAACCTCGACAGCGTACGATTCCCCCGGAAAAAGGGTAACGGTCCCAGTTAGCGCGCCACCCGCTCCTCCGCCACCACCTCCGGCATAGGTATATTCACCAGACCCACCAGAAGCCCCTCCGGCGACGACAAGGTACTCAACGCTAACCGTTACCGGATCGCCGTCCTTCAGGACGTAATCAGCGGCTGCTTGGGTGCCGAGGTTAGCGAGGTTGCGGGCGTTGCTCATCTCAGGCTCCCAGAGGGTCCACGGCGGCTAGCTCTTCAGGGGTGCTTGCTGCGGCAATGGCAGGGTCAGCGGTCGCGTCACGCAACACCTGCTTCTCGGCAGCGATCTGGGCCTGCTGGGTCGTATCCCCGGACTCCACAGCGCGCATATAGGCAACGTCCAGAGCCTCAAGCATGGGCTTGCGCGCTTCGCGGATCATGTCTTTCTTGATCTCGCGGGCCTTGTCCATGTTCACCGTGATCATGCGCCCACCCCATCGGTCAGCGTAGCGGGGTCAACCTCCCAAGCGTTGCGGAAGGTCCGGTCAGACGGCACCTCAGAGTCGGCGACGATCTTGTAGGGCTTACCCGTGGGCACGTCCTTCTTCGCAATGGCGTTGATGTCCATGCGCTCAAGGGCCTGCGGGGTCGGAATGATAACCGCTACGCCACCGTCATCCGTCTGGTAGATGATCCGGCTCACGCGGCAGGCTCCTCGATAACCACCCAAGCCCCGGAATCTTCATCCCAGCGGTAAATCTGGCCGTCTTCAGGCATCGGCACGGGGGCATCCCAGAGGCAGGTGTCTTCGTTCAGAACCCAGCTAGCGTACGGTTTCGGCGGGATGAAGGCATCGCGCACCGGGTCCCATGTATATCCGATTCCCGGGTAATTTTTCCGGTAAGGCGTACCGCCGAGGCTGTGCTGACCGCCGTAGGTGTTGTAAGAACACCGGATAGCGCCGTAGTAAGCTTCCCAAGACGCCACGCCCTCGGGCAGAGGCTCGTCCTCGTTCTTCCCGACGACCACCTGAGTGACGATATTGCGTCCATCAACATATGCGTAGTGAGCCATTCTCAACTCCCAAGAACAGGCTTAGTGTCTGGAAAATCCGCAGTGCTGGGCCAGTCCCGTAGCGCCTGCCGATACGTCAAATATGCCGCATGCTGCGGGTGGTCCGTAATGGGTACGATCCAGTCTGATTCTACAAGCTGCTCGTCGCGCCAGTTGCGGGCTTCTTTAGCTTTTTGCTCTGGAGCAACGTAAGGCCACTCTCCGGTGTACGGAGTCAGATCGACGCTGCCGTGGTACTCCCCGGCGATCATGTCACCAATACGCACGGTCTTGCCAAAGGCGCTGGCGCCCTCTGCTGGGTAGTTGACGATCCGGTCGGGGTTGCTGAACTGGATGAGTTTCATCGCTAGCTCCACGTCGCCGGGGCATTAAAGCCAAACTGATTAATAATGCTGACGAAATAATCGTCTACGTCTTTGTGAGCATACCCTTCGGTAGGGCCAGCGCTGTTGTTGCCGGCATCAAAACCTACGGTGTATATTGTTCCGTCCCAATATATGCACTTGTAATTGTTCATTATGGTGTTGTTAAAGTTATTATGCGGGAACAACTCCGAAAACCGAGTCGGGGTGTAATTACCCCAGTCCCAAGGTCGAAGTGTGTTTTGACCGACATCTCCGGTTGGGGTGCCCCTAATAATTAACTGGTTCCATTGGAAAAAAACGCCAATTTTTGCAGACGTTAAAAAACTTAAACCCGAAAACGATGGGTTGCCCGTAGAGCTTGCGGTGGTGACTAATGCTCCGGTAGTGATGTTTATCTCATAACCACCCGCTGCGACTGAGTCTGTAAAATACAGATTGTCTTCGCCATATATCTTCCCAAGCCAGCAGTCTCTTGGCTCGTATATACCATCGGTTGCGCTTTTAAGCGTGATGGTTGCTAAGTTATTTATGGTGCCGGAGGAGTTAATCGTAAAAACAAACCCGTTAGTAGTGCCGGTATCTTTAGCCACGCCGTAGATCAACGACCCTACTTTGCAGATAAAAGAAATAAAGGTCGCCCCAGCGTTAACGTCGGTTTCGGTGACCGTCCACTGCAAGGTGTCTGTATTGTCGTAATACTCAACGTAGCTGTTGCCTGCCGCTGCCGACTGCCACCATTTAATGTAATCTCCGTTCTCGCTAAAGCCGGGGAGCGTCGTAATGTCAAAGCCAATAGCGCCAGCAATCCGGCTAAGCGGAGGGTCCGCTGCTGTCACGGTAGGCGTCGCAGTGAAAAACGGGATTCTGCTAGTCGTGCCGCCGCTGGAGCCTAGAACCGGCATCTCATATCTCCTTAGAGTTCGCCCCAGCCAATGGTGGCATCGACATAAACGAGCTGGGTGCTGGTCCCAGCGTTCAAGGTGCCGTCCTCGGCGAGGCTCTTAATGTTGTTCCCGTTCCGGCCCACGGTGACAGTGCCCGTCCCTTGGTTGCTGATGACGAGCGTATCGCCCACCGCAGGGGATGCCGGGAGGGTCATGGTCAGGTTACTGGCGCTGTTCACAATAGACGACGTTCCCGCCGTCAACGTCTGGTTCGACGTGTAAACCGGCAGGCGCTGGATAAGTTGGTCCGTGACCGTCAGGTCCGTTACCGTCGCTACGGCAGCTAGGCTAATCCCTGCGTTGTTCCCGACGTAAGCCATGTTAGGTGATGTCCAAGTGGCTGAGGACAACGTCGGCAGAGGCAGCGGTGTCGGAGGTGACCTTGATCGCATCTCCCGGCTCCATGACTACCTTCTGGTCGCCGCCGATGACCACCAGAGCGCCGCCTACGGGGATGGGCGCAGCCTTCACAAGATACACGCTGTCCTCGGCCCCAGAGGTCCGGCCAGAGGCGTCTAGCTGCACATCCACGGTGATCTGGCTCGTCTCAATGTTAGCCACCGAGAGGCCGATGATCGTCGTCTGCGTCGAGCTAGGGCAAGTAAATACGGTGGCAGGGCTGGTGCCAATGCCGGTATCTGTCTCGCTAAGGAATGCGTTAGCCATGGTTTACCCCAATGCAATCGCGAGAGCCACCGCCTCGCCTGCTGGATCAAAGTCAGTTGAGTCCGCCGTCGCCGCCGTTCCCAGCCCAAGATTAGTGCGCGTAGCCGCCGCGTTGGTAGCCTCAAACTCGGTGACGAGGAGGCTGTTGAACACGTCAGTCACGGTCGCCCCGGCACCGCCTCCGTCGAAGCGGATAACCACGTCCTTCCCGGCGGGAATCTCAAAGTCATTGCTGGCGTTGTAGGTGCCCTGAAAGACCAAGATCGACCGCGAGCCGGAGAGGCTGTTACGCATGAAGACGATCTTCTCTGCGTCGTTCGGCGTGAGCTGCACATAAGCTGTGCCGCCGAGGTCGCCCCCATCCACAAACTCAATGAACTTGTTCCGACCATCGCTCAGGGTGCCATCGGTGATGTCGATGACGTTCGGCGAGCCAGAGCTGCCCGTCGCGGGCAAGGTGACCGAAACGGCGCCATTGATCCCTTGGTCGATGATGTCGAAGTTGAGGTTGGTGGTGATGTCCCAAGTGCCGGACTGCTCACCGCTCCCGATCTTCTCGATGCCAAGGTTTGTGGTATAGGTGCTCGGCATGGCTTAGCCCCCGTTCGCCGCCTCAAAGGCCGCAATGACCTCCGGCGTGTGGAGAGCATTCGCAATAGCCACCACCTTGGCGTCCTCGCCGCTCGTGCTCTGCCCCGGCACCACAATATGACGGGAGAAAGACCGGGAAATCTCTTCACCGTCGCGGCGGATAACCGCAGCAGTGCGGACCTGAAGGATGCAGAACTGCCCCATCACTTCGATCTTATCTACTTCTGTCGATTCGGTAAGCATGATGACTCCTGCTAGGTTGTTTCGTAGGTGGCCGATCCATAAACTTTTTCAGTGGACGAAATAGGGCCAAAGTTAAAATCTCCCGACCCGGTCAGAGATGCCCCAACGGCCCATTGATTTATTGTGCTTGGCGTCTGTTGCCACGCATTTGCAGAAGCCGAAATAAAGTCTAAGCCAATTCCATTCGGGTTATATATTACAAAAGGCAAGCTCCTGAACGTACATACAGATGATACAGCGAGCGATGCCCCGTCAATTACAAGCCGCACATACACTTGGCGCCCGACCTTGGTGTAGGTGCCAGTAATACTGCCGATCGTTCCGGTCATCCCCGCAAGCAAGGTGGGCGACCACGTTCCCTCTTCGTAATCGTCGAGGAAGTTGGCGCTGGTCGTACCGCCGAGGTACATGCCGCCAGATAGGTACAGGTCCTGCCAGCGCTTGGTAGACGAGCCGAGGTCGTTGTTGTCGTCGGTGGTGGGTTCGACGTTGCTGCCGATAGAGGTGAAATCAGGATCGGAAGCGTCTACATACGCTTTGATCGACTGCTGAGTCGCGAGCGCGGTGTCACTATCCGAGGACATATCGTCTTCGTCAAGGATAGCCGTGACCGTAGTGCCTGAAGCAAGCGAAACGCCCTCCGCCCGCAAGCTGTTGAAGACGTTCGTTACCGTAGCACCGACACCGGCACCGTCGAACTTGAGGACAACGTCTTTACCATTAGGGATTTCGAAGTCGTTTGACGCGTTATAGGTGCCTTGAAACACGATAACGCTGCGGCCACCAGACAAGCTGTTCCGCATAAATACGACTTTTTCAGCATCGTTAGGCGTGAGCTGAACATAGGCCGTAGCCCCAAGATCGCCACCGTCCACAAACTCGATTAGCTTGTTTCGACCAGCAGACGTAGCGCCGTCCGTGATGGGTAGGGTATTGGGGGAGCTAGAGTCACCGGGGACAGCAAGGGTCTCGGTATGGACGCCGTTGATACCTTGGTCGATGATGTCGAGGTTAGTGTTGGTCGTAGTACCCCACACCCCCGTTTGCGCACCGGATTCGATCTTCTCGATACCCAGATTGGTGGTATATGTACTCGGCATGTCCTAATCCTCTAGCTAAGCCGCTACGTCGGTCCAATCAGGTGTAACACCGGGCACTACATCTACCCAGATACCGCCAGACGGGTTTATATCATTCCACGAATTACCGGGCGTTGGTACTATATCACCCCACACGTTAACAGTACCCACTTGCCCCGTTCCCGCTACACCTATCGGGAATACATTGGCCGCGCCTGTTACTGTTACGTCCCCTACGGACCCAGTAGCTTGAAGGCCGGTCGGGACAATCGTCTGCCCTAACTTAACAAAGACCGTGCCGACAGCGCCTGTGGCCTCAAGGCCAGACGGAGAGACATTTGCACCAGCGGTAACAGCTACACTACCGACCTGTCCGGTAGCTTCTAGTCCGTTAGTAGGTACATTAGCATCGGCATGTACCGTTACTGTACCAACTGCACCAGTAGCCTCTAGGCCAGAGGGGACTAGTACGGCGTCAGTAGATACTGAAACCGTTCCAACTGCGGTCGTTGCCTGCTCGCCCGTAACCTCGACGGGTATGGGTTGTCCCCACGGGCCTTGACCCCAGTAGCCGCGCCCCCAGCCAGTGATTATCATGGCTTAATTAGGCGATGCGGATGATGGCGTTGGAAGCGTCAGCAGTCGGGAACTGGATGGTGAAATCACCTGCCGTAGACGTTTTGTCCGAACCGAAGTCCAGCACGACCACAGCAGCATCAGCCTCAGTGCTGTTGTAGATCAGCGCACCGCGAGCCGTAACGGACGCAGAGGACCACGTCGTATCGGCAAAATCGGTGAACGCCGTCGTGCCAGAGCTGGTCGGAGTAACGTTCGTGAGCGTGTTGCCCCCAGCCGTGTACCCGGTGCCCGACGTTTCGTTCGACGTGCTGTAAGCGGTCGTAGACGCGTCAAGGGTAGCTGCGCTGGTGAACAAAGCGATTTTGAACGTATCGCCCGTCCCGTTGGTGAAGTCGTGCGTGCCGGTTAAGAGCTGAGTCTTAAACGACGTGCACATTGCTTGAGTAATCGCCACGTCATAGCCTCCTTATGGCATCCGCTAATTCGGGGTGCCCTGCCTCAATTAAGGCATTGTAGATAGTTGTCCGGTCACTGGAAATGGCCTCACGCATGTAGTGCGCTACCACCTTCCCCATGTCCGCCTTGAACGCTTTAGCCTGATCTCGGATCAGGGGGTGTGCAGTTTCGGACACACTCATCAGTCTATCGACGCAACGCCCTGCTACTTCTTCTGGCGTGAACCCCCGATTATTCGTCGTGTGTACGGTGACGATAGGTTCGGAGGAGACCGAAACATCTACGCTAAACATTAACTCACCGGCATCCTGTACTGCCCAGAACGATAGGCGTCTTCACGAAGCTTACCATCTCCGAGCATTTTCAAGAGCCCAATAGCTTGGACATACAGCTTCTCGTAATTCTGCACAATATCCGGCTCAGCCTTCATAAAGCGAGCAGCTTCGACAAGGGCACCATTAAGTAGTGCAGAATCAAACTCATCGCCTAGCCACGTCGTACCCGCCGTCACGATGGATTCAGGGTAGTAGCCGTAATGCAGCTCGACCGTATAAGTGGAGTCAGGCGTCGGGCCTACGATAAAGAAGTCGTCATCAAAGAACGCATAGTGCTGGGGCAGGCCCGTACCTGAGGACGCCGGGTAAGCCTCACGAATGAAGTTCACGTCCTTGTTCAGCAGGTACTGGTAGTCCCCAGAGCCATCCACCGCCGCCAGACTGTAGGCGTAGAGGAAGTCCGAGGGCAGCGCCAGATACTGATTGCCCACCGTGAAGTTACTCGTGGCGTTACGACGCAGAGCAGGAATCTGAACAGCGTTATAAATCTTCTGCTCAGCCTGCTCCGTGAACATAGCGAGCTGAGCGTCCGTGAAAGTCGTTTCACAGATGTCCTGAATGTTAGTCTTCAGCTCGGTGTAGTTCATGACTTACGCCCTATGCCATCGGCCCACGGGCCATGGTGCCCTTGGTAGCTGCGCCCGTACCACGAATCTTGATCCCAGACGTTTTCATATTGATCGGCTGGTTGATCTTCGGGCTCGGAACTTTCTTGATCTTGCCGGTGTCTTTAACTTTCATGACCTACTCCTAACTCGTTGTGACGGTCACTGTACCAACAAACCCCGCACAAGGCGCGGGCTGTAACGGGACAATAATAGCGCGGCTCTGCGCGTATTCAGCACTGTCTGGGCGCGGGTTACGGATAGCCTGCGGGTCATCCACCGGGTACTCGCCCAACTGCAACTGCGGCTGATCCGGGTCCCAGCACTCAGGACAAGCCTTAATGTTCGTATCGCGGCGCTTTACGAAGACGTTCCGTAGCTCGCGCAGCTTGTACTGAAAGCCGCAGACATCGCAGATACCGAGGGCCCGCTGGCTAGAAGCGAACCGGTTACCCATTAGATGCGTCCTATGCGCGGCACAAAGCGGGCGTTGGTCTTCACCCGGTCTTCGCTTGCGGCGCGGTCAAACTCTTCCTCGTACATAGCCTTCAGGATCGGGATACGCGGCTGCAGCTCCGGCACCTTCATAGCGATATGGTACGCCAGCCCTGCCACCAAGCAGGGGAGGAACCGGAAGGGCATATCCGGCGTCTGCACGCCTCGGCCTGCGTCCTCGATGCGGCGCATCCGCCAGTATTTGAAGGTGTAGTTGTTGCTGTCCGGCACCGGCCACACATTAATGCGCGGTGCGTCTTCAAGCCGCTCAATCCAAAACTGAATCGGGCGCCCCGTAACATTCTTGTTCGGGATGGAGGCGTAGGTGCTGACGCTGATCCGGTTAATGGTCAGGTCCTGCTGCGTCGTACCACTTCCCGTACGGATCACTTGCTCCAGTAGGTCAACGGTATCGGCGGGGAGGCTGTACTGGGCAGTCCCGCTAACGAGGCTTACCGTGCCCTCGTCGATGGTCCAGAGGTTTAGACCCCGGTTCTGCCACTCGATGGTCATGAGGTTCATGGAGCGACGAGCAGTACGCAGGTCGTAACCAGAACGCATTTCCCGTCCGGCACGCTCCCATGCTTCCTCGGCGATCTCCGTGAAGTCCATGTTGAACGCTGTTGTACCGGACGTAGCCATTTACTTCTTCCTCTTCAGAGGCTTCACACGGCGGGGTTTGCCTGCTGGCTGGCCGAGACTCTTCTTCTGCGACACCCTGCTCTTCTTCTCAGCAGCCGTCATCTCCGAGGCCGTTTTGGGCGTCTTTGACGACACGCGTTTGCTCGGGCGGCAGTACGGAGTCCCGCGCTTCTCGCCCTTCTGGCGACCGCACTCTTTACCGGTTCGGACATCCTTCCAGTCCTCTTTGAACCAGCGCTTGAGGGCGGCGCCCTTAGCTGTCTTACGAACCGCCACTAGCTTTCTTCCGGCACTTGGCGATGGCGCCCGATGCGTAGGCGGACGGGAAGACCTTATACTGCCGCTTCACCTTGCGGTAGCACGCGTCCTTCACCGTTCCGCCTTTCTTGTAATAGCAGCGCATTACGCACCCTTCATCTTAATCATACGGGCCTTACCGTGACCCCGTGCAGCGCGACCACAGCCACGGACGGTACCACCTTTCTTCATGCCTTCGCCTTGCAGGCGGCGCATACGGTCACCGGACATGGCCTCACGGACCCCACGAGCTGCGGTATCTCGGTCGGTGCTGGCGCGCTCGTTGTAGCTCTTACGGGCGGCTCTCGCGGCTTCTGCGCGAGGCTCGACAACGGACTTAACCGCTTCCGCACCTAGCTCCGTAGCGCCGAGTACGCCAGACAAACGTCCGAGACCCTTGAGCGCACCACGACCTATACGCTTCATCGCCTCTTCACCAGCCTTACGGCCCGCACGTTGTGCAGCAAGGTCTTTAACGCCCGCTTTGGCAAGCTCACGTTGGCGGCGGCGAGCAATGTTGGTGTTAGTGCGGCGCCCAATGTCGATCTGCTCGTCACGCAGATTCGGGTTTTTCCTGCGACGCTCGACCTCAGCTTTAGATACGGCGGAGGGCGGGGTCTGGCTCCGCGTCCGCTTCATCATCTTCCGCTGAACTCGCGACGTGTTAGGTCCTGCTACGCTACGAGGCATGGAGGCTCTCCTTAACAAATTTTGCAGGGCTTCATGCCCTTCTTGCAGCAACCGGTGCCCTTAGGCTTGACGGAGCCGCCCCTTGCGTACTTCATCATGCCGCCTTTATTCATTGCCGTAGGCTTACGTTTCGTTCCGCAGTTAGCCATCTTTTTGTCCTCGCGCTCAAACTCTTTACCCACGGATTGTGGGATGCCGACTTCTTTAGCAAACTTCGGGTTATTGGCAACTGCGGCCATCAAACGCTTTTGCTTGTCGCTTGTCGATGGCATTTAGCAGTTCCAAGCCCTTAACGACTTGTTGATCCGGCTGTTCGGATCATTCTTCGTCTTCTCACTCGTAAGCTTCTTCTTCATGCCAGACATCCGGGCACAGAATGACTTACGGCGTCCTGCGTCTTTCTTCGTCTTCGGGTTCGGCGCCGGGGGCTTCAGGTTCATACCTTGCCGTTTAGCAGAGGCACGACCCTTGGCGTTGAGGCCCCCTTTCGGGTTCTTACCCTCTTTGCGCGTCCACGCGGGGCTTTTCTTTACAGAGCCACCCCTTTTGTAGTCCGTGCGCATTAGCTGTAGAACACCGTCATGGCCGTGATGTTAGTCATCGCAGTGATGAACACATCAGTCTCACAACGTATGCCCCAGTCGGGGATGTTCACAGAGTGAGAGTCAGACGCAAGAAAATCGAGGTCCAAAACAGTCGAACCTCCGTCACCATCAGTGATGGTCAAGCGTCCTGCCCCCGCCCCTGTCAGCACCTGCACCTGACGAATACGTGCTGGGCCTACTGCGAGAGAGGCGGCAGCGGTAACTCGTTTGGCGCGTACGTCTGAATTAGACATGGGGTAGCTCCTTAGCCAGCGGAGACCGTCAGCACGCCGGAGTCGCTCCAGAGTTGACCGGCCACGGACGGATCAGAGGTCGGCAGGTCAGTGAAGATGACCACGCTGTTGGTGCCGTCGTGGGTGATAGAGATGTTCTCCGTCACAACGCCGGTGTTTGCAGCCTTGGTGATGTCCTTAAAACCGTTCTCGGAACGGACGGGACCTTGGAACGTAGTGTTAGCCATGGGAATCTCCTGTCGTGGCTAGGGTCAGACTCAGGTGAGCCTGTCAGGGATTAAGCTCTTTTATACACCTCACAACATGTTACTGCAAATAATAAAAAGGGGGCCCGAAGGCCCCCTAGGTACTGCTCGGTTTCGCTTAGCTTGCGCCGGGCGAACCGAAGATGCCCAGCGGGTCGGAGACGCCGAAGGAGTAGCGCTCGCGAGCCTTGTAACGGGCGTTGCCGGTGTCGAAGTCGGCGTCCATGGACGTTGCCATGGGGGTCCGCACGAAGTGCTTCAGGCCGTTCGGGACATCGGTCATGAGGAACCACGCGTTCGTGTCCGTGAGGTAGTGGTTAACACTGTAACCCTCAGGGATGGAACCGTTGTTCCGCAGCGCGTTGAGATCGTTGTCAGCCGTGCCAACGCGACCTTCGGTATCCAGCAGGCGGGTAGCCACGAACTGGAGTGCCGGGGGCACGATGAGCTTACGGGGCTTGGCAGCGATCAGCAGGCCACGCTCGTCGGTCCAGCCAGCGATCTGAATGACAGCGGCCTCAAGAGAAGTCTCGTTGAGGTCAGCAGCCACTGCAGGCCGGTTGGAGTTGGTACCGCCGGAGACCAAGGGGTGGTCGGTGGCGCACAGCGTCTTGCCGTCGCCGTAGGTGGTGCCAGCCGCGAACGCGTTGTTCAGGATGGCAGCAGCCTTGACCTGCTTGGTGTACGCCATAGCGCGGGCCAGTGCCTTGGTGTAACGGGAAGACAGGGAGTCGTACAGGTTGTCTTCCATTGCTTCTTCCGTGATGGAGAAGCCCATGGCAATGGTCTCGTGCGTATAGCGGGCGGTCCATGCTTCTTGAGCACTGTCGTACTCGATGGCGGCACCTTCGTTCTTGACAGGCGCTGCCGAGAAGCCGGACAGCTTCACCTCTTCTTCGAAGGAACGGTCCGAGGACTCGGTTTCGAAGATTTCGGCGTGCTCTTCGCCATACTTGGCGTACTCCATGCCAAACAGAGCGTTAAGCCCCGGCAGGAGTTCCTTCAGTAGTTGGGCGCGTGAAATAGCCATTTACATCACTCCTTAGACGCCGGTCGTGTTAGAGAGCTGGTGACCTGCGTTCCACTTGACGTACGCCTCGGTGTAACCACCGGAAGCGTTCTTGGTCTCTTCGACGAGACCCACGATGCGGAAAGGCAGAGTGTTGGTGGTTGCGGACGTGTCGGAGATCGCGCAACGGGAGTTACCCGAAGCGGTATCACCGGTGTTGTCCACACCAGCAACGTTGGCGCCGAGATCGGTCAGTGCCAAGTCACCAATGGTCGTGCCCGAGGACACAACAGCCGCTTTGAACAGCACGTCGGTTGCATCAACGACGTAAGCCATGATGTCGTCAGCAGCCGTGCTAGCGGGGAAGTATTGCCGGAACACCTTGCCGAGGGTGGCGTCGGTGTACGAGCAGCCCATGAACACGCCAATCGGCGTCATAGCAGCGTCGAACGTATCACGCTCAACAGTACCACCGGTCACAAGCTTTACAGCGTCACCAGCGAAGATGCTCGTGGCATAGCCAGAAGCAATCTTGTACTGGCGGGTCACACCTGCGAAGGGCGTGCCGCTGACGAGCTTGACCGGAACTAGGCCGTACGGCCCACTTACAGTCGGATAAGCCATTTTAAGCTCCTAGAAAGTATCAAGACCCAGAACCAAAAGTGACCTTCGTCTTCCGCTCACTGAAGAGAGGCATACGCGGGTCATTTTCTCTCATGAAGTTGTTGTCTACAGATTGCATCTGAGCCTTCGACTGCTGGTTGAAGTAATCAGTGCGATCCTCGACAAGCTCCACCGGGGCCTTGCAAAGCATCAGACCGCCGATCACCACGTTGTCCGCAAACCGTTCATTTTCAACGGTGACCATGGTGATTTCGGGATGATCTGCTGCCTTCACAGGCTCCCAGCCTTCACGGAGTTTTGAGGAAACGTTCGTGGCGTCGGCGACCCCGAGCGTACTAACCCGGACCCAGTGATAAGTGTAGCCATCTTCCGGCGTCGGAGACGGAAGTAATTCCGGTCGCGTCCAATGCCGTTTACGGGCCGTCTTTTCACGGGTCTCTAGCTCACGGTTGATTCGATTCTCAGCCATTTTGCTTCCTCATGTCTTTTGCAACCTGATCGGCGTATTGTTTTGGCGTCAGTCCTAGCCTTTTCGCTAGCGCCACCTGTGTTCGCGTTAGTCTGACCTTTTTAGGTGCTGTGCTCCGCGTAGCGGGTGCGACCACGTTCGTACTGCGTTTTGGTTTTTCAACCACTCCTTCGTCGAGTTCCTCAAGGACCGTATCCTCAAAGTTCTCTGGGAAGACCTTTCGCATACGAGCATTAATAGTCTCGTAGTATTCGTCACTCTGTGGGTCAACCCCACTTTTGACCAGCTTCGAATGCAACCCCAGCGCAAAGCTAGTCATTTCATCGTCGGTGCCAAACCATGGATTTTGCTGCTGCCAATCCTGGGCCTTGGCGTCAACTCGTACTTCAGGTACTGCTGGGGCGTTATAAACTTGCTCCTGTTGTTGCGTTTCTACAGCAACTTCTTTTTCCTGTAAAGGTGGTAACTTGATATTAGCAAGTCGCTCAGCTTTTAGTCGTGCGCTGGTTAGTTCGTCTTGCGCCTCAAGCACCGCATCGGCTTCTCCGGCCTCGTAGGCCTGACGATATTTAAGCTTGGCGGCGGCTAACTCTTGCTCGACTACCTGCTTGGCTTGCTGAAGCAGGGCGCTCTGACTCTTACTGCTGTCCTGTTGGAGCCGCTTGTTCTCCTGCATCAGCTTCTGAGCTAGCGCTTCTAGCTCCTGACGCTCGCGAAGTGCCGCCTCCTTGGCCCTACGCTCGTCGTGGTAGCCCTTAGAGAAGTGACGAATACGATTCCGCACCTTCTCCGAGTAGTCCTGCAGCTCCTCCTCAGTGACCTCCTCAGGGGGCTCGGACGGCTTCCTGCCACGATCCGCTTTCGGCGTATCATCTACGACCTCTACCTCAACGCCGTCATCTTCGATGATCTCTACGTCGTCATCGTCGTTGGCGCTGGGCTTCTGAGGCTTCTGCATGGGCTCGGCGCTGGTAGGCTCCAGCTCGATCTCCACGCTGTCCTCTTTGTCAGGATCGGGAAACTCGTACTCTACTTGTTGAAAGGCCATCTACTACTCCTTACGCTCTCGTAATACCGCGAGGGTCGGCGACAACAGCTTCAATACTGTCGTCATTCATAAGACGGTACTCGGTACCGCCGATCTTGAAACGCGTGCCAGAATTAGCACGGAACATTACAAAGTCCCCGGGCTTACACCACGGGCCGGTCGGGAACCGCTCTTCATCGGCGTAGCACTGATCGCCCATATCAATAACGGCGCCAATAATCGACAGCACTTGCTCCTGCTGCTTAATTTGGCTGGTCTTAACCAACTCGCTGCCTTCAAAAGTCTCTTCGACTTGCGGAAGAGCAATAAGTAGGCGATAGCCCACGGGCTTGGGGAGCTGTGCTTCAAGCTCTTCTTCCGTGAGTTCTGCTTGGGCTTCTTCTACCCCTTCAATAAGTTCTGCGGCCACGTTAGTCATCGTTGTCATCCATGTAGTTGCGCGAGAGGTCTTCTACGAATCGCTTGCTGGCCTCAAGACCCCGAATGAGCCCAACAACTTCCCGGTAATTGGGGTAATCCTTAGCGGACCCCGCAGCCAGAAAGACTTTTGCGGACGAGATTTGCTCGTCGATTTGATCGTTCAGCACGTCAAAGACGGTTTTTGCCATGGTTATTCTCTACTTGGCCCTTGATTACGGCGGTTCTGCATCTCCTGCAGGGTCCGCAGTTCGAACTCCCGGTCAGCCTGCTGCCGGGCTTGCTTCAGCTTGATACCGTCCTTCTGCGCCTCTACAGCGATCTGAGTCTGGTCAAGCTGGAGTTTTTGGGCCTCAATGGCCGCATCCATCTGATCTTTCTGGGCTTTACGCTGCTGCTCGGCGGCGCGGAGCTGGAGGTCGGCTGCATCCTTCTGGGCCTTCCGCTGGGTCTCCTGGGCCTTGAGCTGTAGCTCGGCCTGCTGCATCTGGAACACAGGGTCCTGAGCCTGTTGCTGGGCCTGTTGCTGCGCTGCCTGCTGCTGATGAGTTTGAGTGAGCTGTTTGCCCGCTTCTGCCACAGCCCGAGAGAGCTGGACCTCAATCTCCTCCGGCAGCTCCTCATTCGGCGGGGGCAGGGGCACACCAAGCTTCTCTTCAAGCTGCTTGCGGTAGTTGAACCCAAGGTGTTCGGCAATGTGCGCCTGCAGTGCCATCATGATCCGCTGTGCTTGCGGGTTCTGACCGATGGTCTGGGCGATCATGGGGTCCTGCATAAACGCCATGTGGGTGGCGATATGGGCGTCGTGGTCTTGGTAGATGAACGCCTTGATGGGCTTGCCGGTGAGGGCGTCCATGTTCTCGCTGACCGGATCGGTCGGTTTCACGTCGTCCACAGTCGGAACGAG